GCCCATCAGAATCACAATTAACAACTGATGAACTCAATCAGTATATCAATACTGCGGTATTATATGATTTTCCTGAACATTTGCGGCTATTTACCTTACATACAACATTAACATTTTATACGGAGCCCAATGTTGATACATATGATCCAACTATAATTACTAATCCAACAGATCCATTATATGATTTTTTAAATCGATTTATTTCTATTGATAAGCCAATATATATTGCTGGCTATGATAGTATGTACACACAATCACGGGAGTATTTCTATGGCATATATCCATTTCTTAACAATCTTTCTTCTACTAATAACAGCGGCGATGGTGTCACTACGCATTTTCAAGGTACTTTAAGCGCTGTACCAGTACTGCAAAACAATGTAATTTTTAATTCCATTGATGCCAATAATAATGGGCTCGTATTAAAAGATGTTCCACAATCAGCAACCATTGGCAATTTATATATTCCTAATGATTTATCAGTAAGTTATGGCACGGTAAATTATATAACAGGCTCATTCTCTTTTGATTTCCCCACAGCGCCGGCAATGGGTGCGCAAGTATCCAGTCAAACAGTGCCTTATAATCCTTCATTACCACGCGCAATGCTTTATTATGATAATAAATTTGTTTTGCGTCCTGTGCCAGATCAGGTATATGCGGTTAATTTCCAGGCTTATCGAAGGCCAACAGAACTTCTTGCAAGTAATCAAAACCCCGAACTTAATGAATGGTGGCAATATATAGCATATCTTGCTGCTAAAAAAATATTTGAAGATCGGATGGACTTAGATAGTGTTGCATTAATAATGCCAGAACTTAATAAACAAGAACGACTATGTCTAAGAAGAACTTTAGTACAAAACAGTACGCAACGTACTTACACCATTTATGCAACCCAAACAAATCCTATTAATAATTGGTGGGGTGGTTATTGGGGCGCTGGATCACAATTTTAAGGAGAAATTATGGCTTGGCAACAAAATATTCCACAACCAACCGATAAACTTTCAGTTTCTCAAGGTGATTTACTTAATAACTTTCAGGCATTAAATACTTGGATGAATATTAATCATTATCTACCTACGGACATTAATAGCGGCAAACATAAATTTGTAACAATGCCTATTCAAGGTGCTGATGTGGCCACTGGCGGCAATGAAATCGCGCTATATACCAAAACTGGTGATTTTAGTGCACCACCACAATTATTTTGGCGTCAGCAAAATAACGGAACGGTAGTAAATATAACGGAAGGTGATTTAGTAACTAATGGCTGGTCACGTTTACCATCGGGTCTTATTGTAAAATGGGGATCAGCAACATTAAGCAATGTTGGTAATATCACCTATAACCAAGGCCCAGCTTTTACTACGGTATTTTATGTAAATATTACACCAAATAATAGTAATAATGCTTATATATCTATCACATCGTTTAATGCTACAACAGCCAATACAGCAACAACACAACGTACATCTACTACGAACGCTATTAACATTACCTGCACCTATTTAGTTATGGGGATATAATGGCATTTGATCGCTTTTTAATAGCACCAATTAATTCAGGGTTGCAAACAAATTTAAAGCCGTGGCTTATAAATGATGATGCTTATGCGGTATTGCGTAATGCATATGTATTCCGAGGAAGAACGCGAAAGCGATTTGGATCACAATTAATGGGATCAAATATTCCAACTTTTGCACAACTACAGTCACGCGCTCGAATTTTGGTGGCCACTACTGATGGATTAGGAAACGCATCTGGCACGGTGCCAGGATCAGTATTTGCTATAGGACAAATGTTTTCTATAGGCAATGAACTTTTTACTGTATATCAAACTGGAACACCAGCAAATATGTTTGATACGGGTTCTTCAACGGTTCATACATACAATACAACTAATGGTGCTTATGTAATTAATGGTGCTGCACCATTAACGGCGGTATTTTTCTATCCTGCACAGCCAATAATGGGATTGTGTAATTATGAATTAGGGCCAGTTGATAATCAACCATCAATCGCTTTTGATACTCAATTTGCTTATGAATATTCAAGTGGATGGTTTCGCTTAGGAGTTGGTGTATTACCTGTATGGCATGGCACGGATTCTCAATTCTTTTGGACATTTAATTATCTTGGCATTAATCCCGGCGAAGTTTCCCTATTTGTTACCAATTTTAATGCAACGGTTGGTGCTCCTGGCGTTAACGATGATCCTATATGGGCTTATAGTGCACAATTTACACCAAACTCTTGGATAAATTTTTCTGATTATACTCGCTTTAATTCTAGTGGCGCCTTTGTAGCAACAGCACGTATTATTGTTGCCTTTAAAAATAGATTATTGCTCTTAAATACCATAGAAAATGATAATGCTATGGCACCAACCAATACCGCATTTCCACAGCGATTACGCTATAGTGCAAGTGGAAGCCCATTTGCATCAGGTGCATGGTTGCAGCCTAATCAAACATATATGGGAGCTACTTATTCTGGCGCTGGTTTTATTGATGCTCCTACTGAAGAAATAATTGTATCAGTAGAGTTTATCAAAGATCGCCTTATTGTATTTTTTGAGCGATCAACTTGGGAAATTGCATATACTGGCAATCAAGTATTACCATTTGTTTGGCAGAAAATTAATACAGAACTTGGCTGTGAAAGCACTTTTAGCTCTATTCCATTCGATGATCAAATATTAGCCATTGGCAATACAGGAGTGCATGCATGTTCTGGAACTACGGTACAAAGAATTGATCTTAAAATACCTGATGAAGTATTTCAGATTAATAGCATTACTACTAATATTGAACGTGTATATGGCATTCGTGATTATTATGTAGAATGCGTTTATTGGACATTTCCAAGTGATAATGCTCAGTCAACACAAAAGTATCCCAATCGCATATTACTCTACAATTATCGCAATGATTCTTGGGCATTTAATGATGATACTATTACCGCATTTGGCTATTTTGAACAAGAACAAGATTTCACCTGGGAAACTATGGGTGATTGGACATGGGAAGAAGCTAATTTTGAGTGGAATAGTGGTATACAACAAAGCACATCACGGCAAGTAATTGCTGGCAATCAAGAAGGATTTATTGTACTTATACAGCCTGATATTGCACGCAATGCACCATCATTGCAAATAACAAATATGACGCAAATAAATGCATCACAAGTTCTTATTAGTGTAATTAATCATAATCTTACTACTGATGATTTTGTATTACTGGAAAATGCTTTAGGAATAACAGGTCTTAATAATGCTATTTATTCTATAGCCGCTGTTTCACAAAATAGTATTACCTTAAACAATGCAACATTTACTGGTAGTTATACCGGCGGTGGTACATTAAGTCGTGTAAGTCGCATTGATATTTTGAGCAAACAATACAATGTATATGTTCAACAAGATCGGAATATGTACCTGCACAAAATAGATTTCTGTGTAGAAAAAACATCAGCCGGACAGATAACGGTAGATTATTATCCTTCATCAACAGAATTATCAATGATAACAGCTGGCCAAGGCACTGGCACCATAATGGGCAATAACATATTAGAAACTTCACCTTATGCATTATACCCGCTTGAACAAGCGCAGCAACGATTGTGGCATCCTGTATATTTTCAAACCGATGGTCAATTTATTCAATTTAGAATGTATCTAAGTGATGAGCAAATGATAAGCGTGCCAATAGCATTAAGCGATTTTCAATTGGAAGCATTTACTTTGTATACGCAACCAACAACAGCAAGGCTGCAATAATGTTTGATGATTTTTATATAAATTCCGGTTCTTTTGTACCAACTAACTTTATATGGGAAGCATTATCACAATTACCCGATGTTAATGTTAATAGCAAAGATTTTAAGGATCTATTAATACGGCTTTATCAAAATATTAACTTAATGATACTTGCTCTTAATAGTAAAGATTCTGGTTATTATAATCCTAATGAGTTTTTAGTTGGATCATTATTATTTCCCAATGCCAATGCATCATCATCAGATTCCCCGCAATGGCGCCAAATATTTCGCGTAGCTGTTAATTGTGGACCATTACCTAATACGGCAACGGCATCAACGCCGCATGGCATTCCTTTTACTAATACTTATACGGTAATAAAAATATACGGTGCGGCTACAGATCAAACGGGATTAACGTATATACCTTTGCCCTATGTAAGTACAACGGGTGATGCTATTGAAGTAAATCTTGATGCAACAAATATTAATATCACAACGCAATCCGATAGAACCAATTACACCCTTGCGTATGTTATTATCGAATATGTTAAAAATTAA